CTAATACACAGTGCGTAGTCTCTTGTTGCTAATTGTATATCCATCTAGTTAGAAATATAATTTTATTATGAGTTGTTAGATTTTAATTTACTAACTGCATCGATAGCACCCTGTGTACCAATGTAAACTGTTGCAATAACTACCCAATCTGATGATGTTAGATCACCAAAGATCGCGAGAGCTGTTGCTGTAACGAATACAAACAGTTTCTTACTTACCCAACTATTTAGTATTTTGTCCACTCTTCCCATTTTTGTTAAGGAATATTTTTAATTTTGTGATGTTAGACTTCGTCGGCTTAGTTGCACGAGGAACAGTCTGGGTCACAGTCGGTACCGCAATCTGCATATATCCAAAGGTTGTTTTGATTTCTTAAATATGGTACGTTTGTTTGTAATCCGCTAAAATATTGATCAGATTTATCAGGCATCATACCATCTGTTCCTGGATTCTTATAGTCTGGGAACATATTAGGGTTATCTCTAAAGAACTCTATTAGTCTTGTAGCATAAAACTCTGCTGTGTCTAATACAGTCTGTCTGAGGTATCTCAGTTCTTCTAAGGTAGTTGGTGATGTCTCTTCTGACGTACCATTTAAAATACCTTGATTAGCTACTTTATATTTGATTGATGGTAAGATCATATACAATGCGTATTGCATTAGTGTTTTACCAACATAATCATTTAGCAATAACTCTTCATCCGCAGTTAGATCATTAGCCATTACACCTGCTTTTAACCTAGTATACAATTTAGTACCTATTAGGTTTTGTATGTAAATATCTTGCGCTTGCAAAATATGTGGTGTAATCTCATTTAGTCTAACATTGTCATCTAACTGAGTCCATTGCTTTAGTCTTTGTTCTGATACTAAAAGTACTTGGTTTGCCATGTTATTCGTTTGCTATATTTGTGATGTCTTCTTCTACAGCGATGTCATCAGCATCAGTACCAATAATCATAGGAACTGGTTCAACTGCTAATCTAACATTTAAGCCATATAAGTTTAGTAAGTAACCATATGTGTTGATTACTTTAGTTTGTTTTGGTCTTACTACTGTATTCATAAAATGTGAATAAGCTGTAATGATTTCATCTGCATTAGATGAGAAACCAGATGCATCTACAACACCTAATAGTTTTGGTGATGTAATTCTGTGTGCTGTAAGTATTCTACTAACTGTTCTAGCATCAACTAATAAGTAATAGTCATCATTTGCAGACTCAATTGGTGTTACTTCCATTTCTTCACCAGGTCTAGAGAAACCTAAGAAGAATCTACCAGCATTCTCTTCGCCAGTAAATGTGTTCTCTATTTCTCTGTAGATGTCTGCACGCTCTTCTGGATTTGGTATACCATTTCTAAATTGAATAAACATTGATGGTGAAAGACCATTAGAAATATTAGCGTTATGGAATCTAGCAATACGAGCATCTAGTTGAATGTCGTTCATTGCTGACACATAAGGAGGTAAAGGATAAACATCTTGACCTGGTTGATATGATTTACAGTAGTATATTTGTGATGCGTTATCACCTTTAGTATTAGTTACATCAAATGCTGCATACTCTACTGGTTTGTATTTTCTAATAGCAGACCAATCAGATGAGTAAAAGTATGAAGTTATTTGATCTTCATCGTCTGGAATAGCAGATCTTACATTTGCAAATGGTAAATGATACATTTCAGCAATACGTGTACCTTCTTTATTCCAAATAACATTCATCGCATATCCACCAAATAGTGTAAAGTCTAATGCTATCTTGTCAAAGACTTCATCAATAGTTTCACCTTCTGTGTTGATGTACTCTGTACCATATTCTATAATACCTTCACCAACAATACCATCTTTAATTGCATTAATACAAGTTGCATTAATAGCAGATGTATCATATAAATCGATAATAGTTTGTGGAAATAGGTTATCACCACCGAATCTCATGTATTCTTTACCTCTTACTTCAGAGATAACTGGTAATTCTAGTGCTGTAAAAGCTTGGCCCTTAATTGAGTATAAGCTCTCTGGATTTGTATTTCTCATATTTTATATTAATAATTTGGTCTAAAGTATGTATCTGCCTCTCTTTGTTCGTTGTTAGAGATATAAGATTCAGCACCTGTTTCACCACCTGGTGTGAATATCAATCTGATTAGACCTTGTGTACCTACACCTAGAGTTGGTTTATCTGTAGGCCCAAATGGTGGTGTTGTACAAAATTGATAAAAACCATTTCTGTGTTGATCAGCAAACCCAGGAATTGAGCTTGTATCTACAAACCATTTACTGTACCTATCATTAGAAACAACTGTTGCACCAGGAACTAAAGGAAATGGGCCTAACCATTCCTGTGTGTTTAGAGATCTAAACCAGGTCCACATGTCACCTGTTTGAGCAGGTGTTTCATTAGGACCATTCCAATACATCTCAATAGTTGGTACAGCTCCAGTTTCTGTTACATATGCAGTCATACTTAGTAATTATGTTTATCTAATAAGAAATATAAAAAAGCTTCGAGTTGTAAGGAGATAAATACTATATGATAAAACATATAAAATATGGTGCATATGAGTGCATGAGTCAACCATTGAAAGGTTTACAAGATGAATTAACTCAAGATCTACTCGATGCCATTAAACAATTAGATTGGACAGACTATCAGCTCTGGACACATGGAAGCATTCTGGGTACAGCACCAGCCAATGATATAGATTTTACTATAATAGGACCACGAGATAACCAGAGGATCTCTGAGTTATTAGAAGGATGTGTTAGACTAGGTTATGAACGTAATATCCAAACAGATACTAAATACTTAGTAGAAGGTCATTTATATGATCCAGTAGAAGGTCATCCTCAAAAGCAGATACAAGCACACTATCAACCAGAAATCTGGATTAATGGTACTACATATAAATATGGTACACTAGTCGATGGCTTATGGTTAACTGAAAGACATTGGCCAATGACTAAACCTGCAGCTCCGTATTCTCCAAAACAATTAATATAAAAAAAGGGTAACATTTCTGCTACCCTTAATTATGAAAAATTCTGTTTTAGCTTACGCCTCTACAATTGATCCTGTAACTTCAAATGCTGGTTGTTCTTCCATACCAGAGAAAGTTAGTTCATATCCGTTTCTATCACCGTATGCAACGCCAGATACAGATGTACCTGCTGTCATATAAGCTCCTCTTTGGATACCTACTGAAAAGTATTTGTTGTTGTTATCTTTAAATACAACTACCATTTCATTGTTCTGAGATAATAATAAGATTTGGTCGCGCTTAGCAGCTTCCATCTTATTTAGAATCATAGTTAATGCTTGGTCGTAAAATACTGTTCCATTTTCGTTAGAAACATTGATAGTTTCTGTGAAAGAACTAGTTTGTCTTGGAACTTCAAACGCAAAGAAATCACTAGGTGTTAATGCTGAACCTCCAACTGTAATAGCTGAAATTGTTCCATTAGATTCAGTGATAGACTCAACTGGTCCGTTAGCGATAAAGATTTTGTCAATACCACCATTAGAGTCGTTACAGTCTAATGTAAATCCTGATGTTATATCACATGCCATAGTATCTTATTGTTTTTTTTAGTTAATTAAACCAGAGCCACCTGAGCAGCTCTGGTTATATAAATTTACGCCATATCGTTAGTAGCGAATAGGTTTACTTCACCTACACCGACACCGAGCCTCCAGCTTGAACGGAACTTCATCACATCGGACGCTTCGTCATAGAAGAAACGGAAGCTATCTAGCTCATCCGTTAAACCAGTTGCTGCTAAGATCATCTTACCAGGACCAGCGAATTTGTAATCAGATCCAACAAGACCTGAAGACTTTATTACTTTTGCGTTAGTACCAGGTAATTCAACAACATCGTTTCCAGATACTGAATCATAGTGGTATAAGTTAGAAGCAACTAAACCTCTTACTAATGCTCTGTAAGCGTCAGGAGAAACAACCATAATCAAGTCATCTCTGTCTTTAACAGCTTCGTCAATTGCATCATATAAATCTAATGCTTGTTCTACAGAATTTTGAGCGGTCCAGGCAGCTGGAGTACCACCTTGTAAGTTAGCTCCGTTTGCAGATGTAATCTGTCCTTTCAAACCAAGAGTAGTTCCGAAACCATTGATCAAGAAACCTTCGTTGTACTTTCTTAATTTGTCTGCGTAAGATTCAGAGATTACTTCCTCGAAAGGAATGAAATCGTTACCAGTACCTGCATTCATGAATGCTGATTGGTATACAGATCTCAAATCTTCAACACACATCTGTGTCTTCGATTGGAGACTTTCAATTGTTACGTTTACTTGCGTGTAGGTTACTTCACCGTCAGAAGTCCAACCACAAGATAATGCTGATACAGGTAAGTCTGCATCAACTAAATTAATAGCGACTGTTCCACTTGTGAACCCGCTTCTTAGATCTACATAATCAAGTAAATCCGTTTTTAATACAGCCTTCGAGATAAGGTCCAATGATAATTGGTCCGTATATGCTGGAAGAGCTGAAATGTCAAATCCAAATGCCATAATTTTTAATTAATTTTTTTTAGTTATTAGTTTACGATTTGCGAATAGCTCTAAGAGCATCCATTCTTTCTGCTAGTTTTTGGTCAGCGATAACTTTGTTTTCGCTAAACGTATTTCTAACAGGTTTTGCCGCAGGTTCATCAGCGACAGTGTTAAATCTTTCTTTTAAGGTAGAAAGCTCCTCTTTAATCTTTGTTAACTCGTCAGTGTAAGGTAGTAACATTTCAGCGATTCCAGCTAACATGCCTTCAGCGTCAAACTCTACTTTCTCTTCCTCTTCGATAACTTCTTCCATTTCAACTTCTTCTTTCTTTTCTTCTTCAGAAGCTTCAACTTCAGCGCCACCTTCTTCAATAGAAGAGATTTCACCATTTTCACCAACAGTTATGATTAGTCCATCAGTTGTCTCATGCTTGCCTGCAGGCGCAAATGGATCTTCTGAAGCACCTTCTCCAGCTCTTACAAAAAGGATTGCTCCATCTTGTAATTCACCTTCAGTGTAAACTTCAGTACCATCCACTAGAGTTGCCTCTGCAAACTTGTTTTCAACAACAGTAACTTCTTCAGTTGATGCACCCAGCATCACCTTAAGTTTTGTAATTGCGTCATTGACTGTCATACTTGTTAAGTTTTTTTAGTTAATGTCTGACATTGTGCCAGATATAAAGAAATATAGAAATAATCTATATTGACAAAAACTTAATCTCGCTTAGACCTTTTACGTATTTCTATGATTCTAACCACATTAAGGATAATACCAGTTACCAGAAGTCCCATAGTAAGGACCATTGACCAGTCTATGATTACAGCGCCAGTGGCTGCTATTGTGGTTACGTTAGCTACAGAGTCTTTGATGTCTTCCATTAGAGTTTAGTTGCTTTTTCGATGAATTG